TGCGATTTTATCTTCATTCATATGCTTATTTTATCACCTTATGCTTCTTTACGCCAGTAGGCTTTATAACTTTTAATTCCTTCTTATTATTAGCAGACCAGTCCCATAATTGCAAGGCTATCGCTTTTGCCATGACTGTATCATCGTGCGTACCCGCTTCTGCATTCGTGCGACCCTTTTCGTCACGGACGTATGAGAACGCTTCTTCGATAAATACGATGTCAGGGTCTTTGACCAATCCTTCTCGGATAGCTTCTGCAAGATAGTCGATAGCAAGCGGTTTCGTAATAGTTGTAGTTTTCCAACCAAACTTTGTAGTTGACGTTTCAAATACTTCATCAAGTCCCTTTTCCCTTTTATAGAGATTACTGTAAAATAGGTCACGTAATCGTTGAACGACTGCTAGACCGTGGTTATTGATTTCAGGTCCGATTAATGCGTAGTTATAGAATCGTCCGAGCTTATCCAATACATGGGCAAATTCATCTGGGTCTAACCTATCAGTCCTTAATCGAGCAACTGTCTTCATATCACTTACACGGATAACGTCTGCTACAGAGAAGTCTCCGCCTTCGATACCTTCTGCTACGTCGGCTCCGATGACATACTCTCCTGCTACATCAGGCATATCCCATATCTTTAGTTTAGCATGATTGTCTTCAACAACATAGGGTTCACGAGAATCACTATCGTGAATCGAGTAAGTAGGAGCGTCCTCTACAAGCTTCTCCATGTGGGCGAGTGCCTTCACGTTGAATACTGTAGAACCACTAGCAATGAATGCTTCGTGTGGCGTAGACGGATATTCCTGATAGAGAAGCTCTGGGCTTGCAACGAACTCTCGTTCCTTGTGCCTACGGAATCGAATCTTATCATCAATCTTATCTTCTGGTACGATATATTTCTCGTTACCAATTACGATACCCTCACGCATAAGGTCTACCACATCTTGTTCATCAACTGTATATTCCTCAATCTTGTCACCAGGAAATTCATATTCCTCTTGAATCCACCAAGGGAAGAAGAAGGTCTCAAATACTGAGTCGCCTTTAACAGACTTATCCCACATCTTTGCAAAGAAGTTACCTCGTCCGTTAGCTGTACTCTCAAGGAAAATCATAGTGTTCTTCCTGTAAGGAACAGTCTGCATTAACGAACCGACCAAGTCTTCACCGTTGTCCCAGAACGCAACCTCCGAGCCATGGACAAGTTGAATCGTATCCGAGCGTCCCGCACCCGTGTTCTTTGCTGTCGCAGTTTTAATAACAGAATTAAGACCGACCTCGTTACCATCTTGGTCTTGAAGTCCAAAAGTAAGGTCAGACCGAGTGTCATATTTACGATTAGGCTTAAATAAAGGATTGGAGTTATCATAGTACCTCTTAAACATATTATACAAGTTACGTGAAGCTGGGTCTTCATGTGCGATAATAGCCGCTGTAACATTCTTGTGCGTAGTAGTATACCAGTAGATGAGTGCCTCGATTGCTGTAGACAATCCCATCTGTCGTGCTTTCAATACGATGATACGTATAGGTAGGTTATTTTCAAGTAGATAGACTACTCGTTCGATTAAAGCTCGCTGTGCAATGTTTGGTTCAAACTTTACAATCTCAGCGTCTTTACTCTTGATGTATAAGTTTCCCTTGGCATAACGATAAAAGTCCTTGCTAATTTCAAGGATTCTCTTATTCTGCTCATCAGTTAGCTTTACATCTGAATTATCCATTCAACTCCTCAACTATGTCCATTTGACGTAGCTTCTTAATCTTTGCTTCAAAGTCAGTGGACTTGTCTACGACATCGCCCTCTAATCTTAGTTCTCTTAGTTTTTTATTTATGAATTCCGATTTGTCCTCTAGCTGGTCGTAAAACTCTAGGTTCTCATCTGAAACATATATCATTTTTTGGTTCTTGCGTGTGCTCATGAAAGTATTATAACATGTATATATATAATGTCAACACAAAAAAGAAGCCCCCATTACAGAGGCTTCCCAGTTATAATTCGGGGGAAATTCTTATGAAGGAACTTCCGCTTCCTTTTGCGGCTATGCGTATGCATATCCGACTACCTGTATGATTCTATCTCTCGGTATCTTCGGCAGGATACTGTCAATGAGGGTTAGTAGAGTGCTTCTTTAATATAGCACACTATGAATCAAAAGTCAAGAGGTTCTTAGAAGAACTTTGCACCAGTAGAAGTTTCGTCATCGCGTTTGCGACCCTTTGCTTCTTGGTCTTCCTCAACTTTGCTAGCGATGTTTTTGTGACCTTTATAGCCGTTAACTTCTTTAGCTTTTTCCTCTGACACTTCACCTAGGTTCTCTTGAACTGGAACTGGGCTTTCGAATTGAAGTCCGTCTACAGAAGTATTATCAGTACTTCGTGCTTCGTGCTCTTTTTCGAACTTTGGCAGTTCTTGCTCTGGAGATACATTAGTTTGTTCTTTAGCCATGTTAAGCCTCCTTGGTTTTAATGGTATTAACGAGGGCTTCACGAGCCTTCACTTTGTATTGTAGCACAGCTTTGTTTTTACCGCTAGTACTAAGATTTGTTTGTTTAACTGTTTTCTTAAACTTATTTATACCCAAATCAGTTGGCTTGTTATAAGGAGGGAAATCCTCTTTAATGTTTTGCCAGCCGAGTTTCATCTGACCGAATCTCTTTGCCATACGCCTACGTAGTTTTCTACTCTGCGAGTTTTCAAAGAAATATCTGCGTCGTGCTTCTTCTAAACCTTCCATCTAGTCCTCCGTTACTTGTGGGTCAAATGATATTGCTATCATATGAATCCAGTTATCAATACGTGGGTCTTCAAATAAGACGAAGAACTCATTGAGCTTATCTTCATACTTACCTGTGATTATGAACCCTTTACCGTATGCTTCTTCTATTTCGGGACTTGGTAATTGTATAGACCATTGTATATACGGGTACATACTTTGTGCCCTCTTACCAATCTTGTTAATCCGTTTAGATGTCGAATTCCCGAAGTGCTTCATCAATGTTGGCATGTAGGATTTGTTTCCTCTCGATGAATATACCCTGAGATTTACCGAGTAACTCTAGTGCCCTCAGGCGTACCTCATCTTTTTTATTGGGGTCAAGAGCGAACTGTTGCAATCCCTGAACAATATGTTCTGGGTGCATTGAGACGATATTTCGTGCCTCTTGAATCCATTGTCTGTTAACGCTAGGTTGAGCTATGATACGTGCATAACTTTCTGAATACCCAGCTTCCATGGCTGACTCGTAAGGGTTAGCGAACGTAGGGCTTTTTGGGTCCATGTAGCGTACTAAGAATTCCTCTTGCTGAGGTGTCCCTGTCCACTGGTTAGGTTGTTTAACCTTCGATGACCTCTCCCTCAGTCCGTATTTCTTTCCCTTCCTCTTGTCCTCTGCCATTTTCTTTCTCCTGTTTTTCTAGTGCTTTCTTTGCTATTTTCAGCAGGTCTTTCAGAGATGTTTCTCCGATTCGTGTAGCAAATCCGTATCCCTTGTAAGAGATAACAAATAAGTCTTCAGCTGCTGGTTCTGCTACTAGTGTAACATCTTGTTTCTTTTTTGTCATGTATTTCTCCTATTGACAGCCTTCACACATGGTTAGGTCTGCTGGGTCAAGGGGAGCTGCCCCTGGGTTTGCTTTGGCGGCGACTGCCTGAGCATTTGCCATAGCTAAGTCAATAGCTGCGAGCTTATCTTCTAGGCTCATGTCGTCTGTGATTATTCCGTTTGCATTCATAGGGCTTGCCCTCCTTTTTTAGATTATGTAGAAATTTGTATGTTCCCTATATTCAGGGAAGTTTGCATTGATGAACTCGATAAACTCTGGGTCAATATCACCGAAGCGATAAGCCGTGTAGTCAAACGAAGTGTCTTCATCTAGCATATCATCATGTAACTCGTAAGTAAATGACTTTTGTTCAGTCCAAGACTTTTCCCATAAGTGTTCAGGTAATAGTTCACCTGTCTTCATGAAATCTTCGTAGACTGTTGCACCGTAATCTCCGTTACTACTTACTAGTAGGACTTTTGTGTTTGCCATCTGTAGGCTCCTCAGTCTTAGCTGGTTCTTCTGCTGCTTCATCTTCATCGAAGTTAACTACTTCTCGGTGTACAAATTGAACGCTACCAAATGGTGTTGATTCAAGTAAGTACATAAATCCAAGTTCAGTCTCGTTTACGATGAGGAAGATTGCTTCCGCACTTGAACTGTTAAAGGCTAGTCGGTCTCCGATTTTCTTAAAGGCTTTTCGTTGCATTGTTTTTCTCCAATTCGTTTACTACTAATGTTGCGTAACCAGCGATATCTCGCCAGCTGTCATCGTAATAGAAATCTCCGTTAACGATACGCCCAATCTTGTGAGCGAACATCGTGAGAGCTTCGAGCATATACGGCTCTACATCTCCGACATCCATGTTATCTTCCCTGTTCTGAATACCTCTTGCGATAGCATTCTGAATCTCTTGTGAGATATCTGCGTGGTTCTTGAAATCTCCGTAGCGTGTGCCACGCTCCTTCAATGTGTCTTGTATATCTGTCATTCGTTTCCTGTCGCCATCTCGTAGCCCTCGGCTGCGTTTACGTCATTAATTAAATGTACTAGCGTTTCTCTGTCTGACATCTCCGAAAGCATTTTTCTTTTATATGCTTCACGTTCATAGTAAGACATACCCTCTACCAAATCCCTTAGCTCCATTCCTGGTAGCGGTTCTTGTTCTCTCATTCTTTCAGTCATTAGGCGTTTACCAACCTTCCTTCGCCCTTCATAGTAGCTTCGTTACACCAGCCACCACAACTGTTACATGAGTAGCTTTGTACTCGTCCAGCTCTGCGGGCATGTGTGCCTTCTTTTACTAAGTCAGGTGAACCACATTTAGGACATCGTCCGTTTACTTGGTCAATATCTCCTAAGTTCGGGTGGTTCTTGATGTAAGGAATTAACTTCTCATAGAGCTTGTAGAGTATATCTACGTCTTGATTGTTATATTTCTTCATCTTCTTCCATGCGTCAGCGTCTCCATTTAGACACTTGTACCACAGGTCAGCATGTGTTACTTCGCTCTTGCGTCCGATACCAAATAAGTCACAGAGAGAATCCAGACTGTTAGAATCAAACTTAGCGACAGACCTAGCAACCCGTAGAGTATCCACAGTTCGATAGGGCTTAGGAGGAC